GTCGGCGTATCCCCCCCCATCGGACGGATGAAACGCGCCAAGTCTGGCAACAAGCTCTCCTCAGCAGAGCGAGGCTATGGCGGCGACCACCAGCGCAGGCGTCGTGTTGTTGCCAAGGCTGTAAGCGCAGGTCGCGCGATCTGCGTTCGCTGTGGTCGTCCGATCCTGCCCGGCCAGGCCTGGGACCTCGGCCACAACGATCTCGATCGCTCGCTCTACTCAGGCCCGGAGCACCGCTTCGCGAAGGACTGTCCCGCTGGTGGCAACCGGGCGACCAACCGCAAGGGCCGCGCCAACCGGCCGGGCAAGCGCAAGCGCGTCTACTCCTCGCAGGCCTGGTGAGCCGATAGGTCGAGCGTGCCCGCCCCGACCAAGCGAGTCGTCCAGGTCTTCTCCGACACGTCGCTGATCGCGGCGCTCGCCCAGGTGCAGAGCGCGTGGCTCGACCATTCCTCGCCGTCGCTGTTCATCACGCGCACGAGCACCAACGGCACCTACGCGTTCGAGATCGACTGGTCGCGCGACGGCGGCTCGACCATTGCCCAGACGGACACGATCACGACGACCGGCGGGGTGACGGCCGTCGTGCCGACGCAGGGCCGCTGGGCTCGGCTGCGCGTCAAGAACACGCACGCGACGCTCGCGTTCACGGCGCACTCGACCGTGGTCGAGAAGGACGTCGGCACGGGGCGCTAGGGTGCGGGCGTGAAGCGCGAGGCCTGGAGACTGGGTGAGCCGAGCGAGCTTCGCGACTGGGAGCTTCGCGCGGGGGTGTGGGACGAGTCGAAGCACCCTCGTGATCCGGGCGGCGAGGGTGGCGGGCAGTTCATCGAGAAGGGCACGAGCGCGGCGGCCGGTGGCTCCGCGAGGTCGCCGAGCGGCCGAAAGTTCGGCACGACGCCCAAGCTCGCGGAGGCGACCATCGAGCAGATCCGGCAGGAAGCGGCCGCCGCGCTCGCCTCGGTCGACGTCGACAAGGTCGCGCCGAGGGCGAAGCAAGAACTACTCGCGGACATCGAGGCGCTCGCGACGATCCGGCAGAGGAGCTTCTCGTCGGAGGCGAAGCGACGGACAGAGCGGAATCGACTCCTACGCTCGATCGCCAACGGCATCAGGTTCATCGAAGTGCGGAACCGAGTCGGCAAGACCTGACCGATAGGCGAGCGCGTGCTCGCCGAGATCGTCGCCCCGAGAGTCTGCTCGGTCCCCGACTATGATCTGACGCGCGGCCCGGAGGCCGCAGCGCTCGCCGCAACCACGGGCCTGATCCTCGATGAGCCGCAAAGGCTCGTGCTCGACGCAATGCTCGGGCTCCGGGCCGACGGCAAGTTCGCCGCCTTCGAGGTGTGCGTGATCGAGCCTCGCCAGAACGGCAAGGGCGCGATCTACGAGGCTCGCGAGCTTGCCGGGATCTTCCTGCTCGGCGAGAAGCTTCTGATCCACTCGGCGCACGAGTACGCGACCTCGCTGGAAGCGTTCTACCGGATGGTCGCGTTGCTCGAAGAGAATACGGAGCTTGCCCGCATGATCCGCCGCACGCGCAACGCGCACGGCGAGCAGGGATTCGACTTCCGCAACGGCGCTCGGCTGCGCTACCGCACCAGGACGCGGGGCGGCGGGCGTGGCTTCTCGGCCGACTTCGTCGGGCTCGATGAGTCGATGCAGCTACCCGAGTTCGCGGTCGCGGCGCTGTTGCCGACGATGTCGGCGCGGGAGAACCCGCAGGTCTTCTTCGCCGGGTCGGCCGTCGACCAGGACGTGCACGAGCACGGCGTCGTGCTGGCGCGGCTGCGCGAGCGCGGCCATTCGGGCACCGACCCGTCGCTCGCCTACTTCGAGTGGTCGCTCGACTACGAGCACCCGGACGAGGTGTTGCCCGAGGTGGCGGCAGACCCGGAGTCGTGGCGGATCTCGAATCCGACCCTCGGCGACCGGATCTCGTTCGAGCACATCGAGAAGGAGCACCGCTCGATGCCGCCGCGCTCGTTCGCGGTCGAGCGGCTCGGGGTGGGCGACTGGCCCGAGACCGATCCGGAGGCCGGGCTCGTGTTCTCCAGGGCGGCCTGGAAGGCGCTGGAGGACAAGCAGTCGACGCTGGCCGGGAAGACGCCGCTCGTGTTCGCGTTCGACGTGACACCCGACCGGGGCGCCGGGACGATCGCCGTCTCGGGGCGTCGCGGCGACGGGCTCGCGCACATCGAGCTTGCCGCGCATCGTCGCGGCACCGGCTGGATCCCGGAGAAGCTGGTCGAGATGGCGAAGCAGCACAAGCCCGCGCTGATCTGTTGCGACTCGGCGAGCCCGGCCGCCTCGCTGCTGCCGCTGCTGGAGCAGGCCGGGCTACGGGTCAAGGCGTTGACGATGCAGGAGTACGTCCGCGCCTGCGGCGCCTTCTTCGACGCGGTCGCCGAGGAGAAGCTGCGGCATCTGGGCGACCCGGACCTGAACGCGGCGATCTGGGGGGCGGCGACCCGGCCCTTGGTCGACCGCTTCGCCTGGGCTCGGCGCGAGGCGAAGGCGGACATCGCGCCGCTGGTGGCGGTGACGGTCGCCTACGGCGAGCTTGAGGCGATGGGGCGCAAGCGGGCGCTGGTGGCGTTCGCATAGGCTCGCCGACGGAGGCCCGACGCCGAAGCGTGACGAGGCACCCGGTGCTACCGGGAGGAAGCAGGTTCGAGACCTGCCGGGCCTCTCATCCGCGATAGGATGTGGCCGATGAATATCGAGCGCGGGCTCGCGATCTCGCTCGCCGGTCAGGTCTCGGCCGGGCTCGCGGCGGGCGAGGGGCAGGAGGAGCGAGCGGTGCGTTCGCTGATCGCGATCGCGCTGATGCTCCTGAACGCGACCGACGAGCCGATCGTCCATGAGACGATGGCGCTGATCGAGGACATGAGCGTGGAGCGGACGGAGCACGGCGGCTGGCAGTTCACGTTCAGGCCGCCGTCCGAGTAGCTCGTGCAGTGGTTCGGCGAGGACTGGGGAGCACCCGTCTGCCGGGAATCCGATCACGTCGATACGCCGGTCGACTTCCAGTGCCTCTACTGCCCGCGGCTGATCGATGAGGGTGATCAGGGCTTCCTGATGCCGTACTACAGCGAGAACGGCTACACGGTCGTCGCCGTCCACCGCGACTGCCTACTCCGCGCCGTGCTCCCGGACGAGACGAACCTGGCGCTCTGATCGTGTAGGCTCGCCTCGGGCGAGGCAACGTGTGGCGACCGGGGAGCCGAGTCGCACCGTCTCTCAGGCGGCGAATCAGTTCCTCGCCCGTTGCCCGGCCGGACACCGGCCGAATCCTTATGTTAAGAAACGAAGCCCTGTATCCATGCGGACGGCCGAATTGGTTTGCAGGGATTATTCGCGAATTCCGTTGTCCCTACGGATAACAGCTTGCTATGCCTTGATATAATGGTGTTGTCGGATTCGCTATCGACGTGTTCCTTGACAACTCAGGCGCCGGGCGTGGGACGGGAGTCTCATGGACTGGATGGACCACTACGAGGCCGCACTGCGGGCTCTCCGCAAGGTCGAAGACCACGCGGAGGACGACCCGATGGCGGCGCTCCGCTGGCTGGCGAAGACGAGCGATCACTTCGGTGACATCGCGATGCCGCTCGCCCAGCGGGCTCTCGATCAGGGGGCGACGAAGAAGGCGATCGCGCAGGCGATCAACATCCCGCCGTCGTACCTGACTGGGATGCAGAAGACGAAGGTGCGGATCTGATGGCCGCGGCGGCGCTGACGCGCTTTCGTTGCTCGATCTGTAACCGGCGGCTGCGGGACGGCGAGTACGTCTACTCGCGCTTCACCAAGGCCCGCTACTGCTCCAACATCGACGCCTGCCGCAAGCGGGCGAGGAAGAGCAAGACCCCGTAAGACGGACGACCCCCGAAGGGGCCGCCCGAACCAAGCACCGTCTACCAATCACGATCGTACACGCCTGGTGCCTGAGTTGGAACGGACGACCGTCTTCCCAGCCGCGAGCCCGACTCGGTAGTTGTGCTCCAGGGCGAGCCAGAACGGGGCGCCGACGTGCGTGAGGTTGCAGAGCTTCTGCGCGAGCGCGGGCGTGATCTTCTGTTTGCCATCGAGGAGACGGCCGAGCGTTCGCTGCGAGATGCCGTAGCGCTCGGCGACCGCGTAGGGCAGGCCGATCTCCTCGAACCAGTCGCGCAGCGTCTCGCCGGGCGGGATCACCCAGTCGGGGTCGAACGGCATCGCCGGATCTTACGAGGTGAGGACGGTCATGGGGTGACGGTCGGGTTTACGCGCTCTACCGACTGAGCTACGTCGCACGCTTCTGCGACGGCGGGACTCGAACCCGCGACCTCGTCCTTATCCGGGATAACCGATCGTCTTCGGCCCGTCCTCGCCGATCAGCGTAGCGCGAGGCCACCACCGCGGGGCTGGTTCGCCGTAGGGCGGGCTCGACGTCGTCGGCCCTGCGCCCGAGTCAGCTTCTCACCCACACGCCCGGTGGTGACCTCGTACCCAGTTAGTCGCCCGAGCCCGGCCGATCTCTTACGGATGCCGATAGGCCCGGCCGTGGCGAAGTACGAGCAGATCCCCGGCAGTGGACGGCTGCGGGTGACCACGAAGGGTGACGTCGTGCGAGCCCGGCAGGAGGTGCTCCCGGTCCGCTCGGGCAACGCGCTCTCGTTCAACGACTGGGTCTCGTTCTTCAACTTCAACGGCGTCCAGTACCCGTACCTGCCCTCGATGTCGCTCGGGCAGGAGATCGAGCCGCCCGACCCATCGTTCGCGGGCTACGTTCGCGGTGCCTACAAGTCGAACGGCGTCGTGTTCGCCTGCATGGCGGCCAGGATGCTGCTGTTCTCCGAGGCCCGCTTCCAGTTCAGACAACTGCGCTCGGGGAGGCCGGGCGATCTGTTTGGCACGACCGCGCTTCGGCCGCTGGAGGAGCCGTGGCCGAATGGGACGACCGGCGACCTGCTCGCGCGGGCGATCACCGACGTCGACCTGGCCGGAAACTTCTACGCCGTCTCCCAGGGAGACAACGTGTTCCGGATGCGGCCGGACTGGGTCACGATCGTGCTCGGTTCGCAGCTTGAGCCCGACGACCCGGAGCTTTCGATCGACTGCGAGATCCTCGGCTACATCTATCGGCCGGGCGGTGTGCCGAGCGCCGAGCAGGCGACCGTGCTCCGCGCCGAGCAGGTAGCGCACTGGGCGCAGTACCCCGACCCGGAGGCCCGCTACCGCGGCATGTCGTGGATCACCCCGGTGATCCGGGAGATCATGGCCGACCAGGCGGCGACCAACTACTCGCAGCAGTTCTTCGAGAAGGGCGCGACCCCGAACATCGCCGTGACGACCGACCCGACGGTGACGGGCGACGAGTTCCTGGAGTTCGTGCGGATGTTCGAGCAGCGCCACTCCGACCTGACGGATGCGTTCCGGACGATCTTCCTCGGCGGCGGCGCGACGATCACGCCGGTCGGCTCCACGATGCAGCAGTCGGACTTCGCGAACACGCGGGGCACCTCGGAGACGCGGATCTGCATGGCGGCCCGCGTGCCGCCGATCATCGTCGGCACCGAGGTTGGGCTGCGGTCGAGCACCTACTCGAACTACGGCGAGGCGAGGCGTGCGTTCGCTGATCTGACAATGCGTCCGCTGTGGCGACAGATCGCAGGCGCTCTGTCCTCGATCATCGACGTGCCCGCCAACGCCGAGCTTTGGTACGACGATCGCGACGTCTCGTTCCTCCAGGAGGACGTCAAGGACGGCGCCGATGTGATGGAGTCGGAGGCTCGCACGATTCGCACGCTCTCCGACGGTGGCTTCGAGCCAGACTCGGTCGTAGATGCGGTCGTGGCGGGCGACTACCGGCGGCTGAAGCACTCGGGTCTGTTGCCCGTTCAGGTGCAGCCGCCGGGCGAGCCGCCGCCGGGCTCGGCACAGTCGACCGGCGGGCCGCCCGGCTCAAAGAACTCGAACGCGAACGGCAGCGCGGACGCGAAGACGGAGGATGCTGCGCCCAAGCGCTCGGTGCTCCCTTTCCGCGCTGGATCAGACGAGGCGATGGCCGAGGTCGTTGGCCTGGCGCTCGAAGCCTCCCGGACGGAGATCGCTAGCGGCAGCTTCCCGGCGCTCCCCGAGGGCGTCGAGGTGATGGAGGGCGGCGACGACGAGCGGGAATGGTCGGTCGTGGTCGGCCCCGGCTTCGCCTTCAACGTGGGCGAGCACGAGCGATCGGTCATCATCGAGCGACTTCCCGACGAGGAGTTCGCCGATCTCTGGGACCTCATCATGCATGCCGAGATCGAGGATATCGTTGCCCGCGCTGGCTACAAGCCCGGCCAGCCGCGCGACCCGGGCGGGGACTTCGGCGGCCGCTGGGTGAAAGCGGGCACCGCGGCCAAGGACGAGGGCACGAAGAAGGAGCAGCGCAAGGAGACGGCCGCCGCGAAGAAGGCGGTCGCGCACCCGAGCCCGCCCGCCCCGAGACCGCCGACCCGGGCGGGCGGTGCTTCGGGGATCCCGATCCCCGCCGACCTCAACGAGTGGGAGCGCTGGGACGCCGAGCTTGTCCCGATCGAGCGCATGATGCCGCTGCGGGACGCGGTCGAGACGACGACCGCCGAGAAGATCGCCGAGCTTGTGCAGGACATCCTCGCCGAGGGGATGAAGGAGCCGATCACGGTCGACCACTCCGTCACCGACGGCCGCACCTACATCTCGGAAGGCAACAACCGGCTGGAGGCCGCCCGCGAGGCGGGCTACGCCTACGTCCCGGTGCGCGTAATCACCGGCACCCGGGTGCCCGAGCGTCACGGCGGGCAGATCTTGACCCCGGTGCCTGAGGTGACAACGACCGAGGGGATCACGACCGAGATCCCGCGCTACACGTTCCCGTCGGCGATCGGTCTGCCGGTGCTGGCCGCGAACGGGCCGTACTCGGCGATGACCGGGCGCCCGACCTCGACCGGGCTCGACGTGCTCAAGGAGTCGCTGCTCAAGTCGGTGCTCGGCGAGATCGGGCGGGCGGCCTGGGACGAGAGCAAGCACCCGAGGGATCCCGGCGGCGCCGAAGGCGGGCAGTGGATTGCGAAGGGCACAAGCGCGGCCGACGACCGGTCGGCGATGCCTTGGAAGGCGACACTCTCGAAGCTCGATGAGTACACAGGCGAGGATGTCGCTGCCGGGCGGGTACCGGGCATCAAGGAGGGCGACCTCCGTCACGGTGTGGCGGCACACGCCCGCGACCCGGAGATCACGCTCGCTCCCTCGACGGGTCCGCTCTCGACGGTGCTCGTCGCGCACGAGGCGGGGCACTACGTCGCGAACGAGATCCAGCGCGAAGAGGGGCAGATGTCGATCCCCGAGCTTGAGCCCTTCAAGACCGACCCCGGCTACGAGGTGCTCGACCCGGTGCCCACCGCGCAAGGTCGCATCAAGGTGAAGCGCCGCGGGGATGGAGCCGAGATGTACGTCTATCCCAAGCCCGCGACGTACGAGAATCCGTTCGGGGTCAACAACGATCCGAGCGAGATTCTCGCCGACGTCTACTCCGAGCTACTCCATTCTTCGCCCTACGAGGATCCGGAGTCCGAGTACGCCAAGCCGCGCCAGGCGCTGCTCGATCGCGTTGCCAGAACAGCGAAGAAGATGGGGCTGCCGTACGAACGGCTGTACCGGGTGAAGCCAGACGGCTCGGTGGAGCGCCTCCGTTCGCTTCGCTGGGACGAGAGCAGGCATCCCCGAGACCCGGGTGGAGCGCACGGGGGCGAGTGGGTTAAGAAGGGCACGAGCACAGCCGAAGAGGAGACGGAGAAAGGCACGACCACCGCCCCGCACGCCGGGGTCAAGCCGGGCGAGGTTGTCAAGGGGGACACCGCGAAGCGGCTGCTCGGGGACGCCCGCGACACCCAGGAGCTTTACCTCGGCGAGGACGGCCGCTACCTCCCGGGGCGGCTCGCGCTGCACGACCAGATCATCCAGCACTTCCTCGACGCGGCGCACGGCAACGCGCAGGAGAACCCGGCGACCCTGTTCATGATCGGCGGCACCGCGAGCGGCAAGTCGACCTCCGTTCACATGTTCGACAACGAGTTCCCCGACGCCGTGCTTGTCAATCCTGACGACATCAAGGAGATGCTGCCCGAGTACCAGGAGATGATCAAGGCGGGCGACAGCTACGCCGCTTGGGGGACGCACGAGGAGTCATCGGACGTCGCCAAGAAGCTCCTCCAGACGGTCAACGAGCGCCGCTACAACGCGATCGTGGACGGCACCGGGGACTCGGGACCCGGCGTCTTCGAGAGCAAGGTCGACAACGCCGAGGC